AAAAGAGCAGATTAAAAAAAACGAGACGCTTTATATCGGCATGGACTTCAATGTCGGCAAAATGGCTGCGTCTGTATTTGTAGAGCGGGCAAATGGATATCACGCCGTTGCAGAATTGAAAGATATGTTTGACACGCCGGATATGGCCCAACTTATCAAAGAGCGGTGGCAGGATAAAGGCCACCGGATAATCGTTTACCCGGATGCTTCAGGAGGCAGTCGAAAATCAGTCGATGCCAGCCGATCAGATCTTGCCATATTGCGGCAATTCGGGTTCACTGTCAGGGCTAAGAAAAAAAATCCTCCGGTAAAGGATCGTATCGCAGCAGTAAACAAGGCTTTTGAAGACGGCAAACTATGGATTAACGTGCAAGCCTGTCCAACCATTGCTGATTGCTTGGAGCAGCAGGCTTATGACAAGAACGGCGAGCCGGATAAAACCTCCGGGCACGACCACCAAAATGATGCAACTTCTTATTTCGCTTTTTACGAGATGCCGGTGAATAAGCCGGTTTTCGCGACAGGGATACGCAGCGCAATGTAAAAATTGGAGATTAACTATGATTGACGCGACACACCCAAAATATGATGTCAAGCTGCCAGACTGGGTCAAGATTGAAGACGTCACCAGGGCGAAGAACCTGGCACAGTATCTTGTCTATCTTAATCCGCAGGATCTCAGCGATGACAACAAAATACGAAACCAGCAATATGCCGAAAGAGCGATATTCTACGCGCTATCCGGCCAGACTGTCCATGGCATGGTGGGCAGCATCTTCCGAAAGTGGCCGCAATTTACGAAGCCTGACGGCATGGACTACCTGGAGACCAATGCCGACGGCGCAGGTGTTTCGATATACCAGCAGTCCCAGGGCGTAACCGAAGATGTGATCCGGAAAGGCCGGGCCGGGATCGGCGTGTCGTTTCCGCAGACCGAAGGGCAGGTGTCAAGGCGGGATTTAACCTCCGGGCGCGTGGTGGCTACCATTCACCGTTTCGAGCCGGAGCAGATCATCAATTGGCGGACGATCCGAGACGGCAGCAAGGTTAAGTTGTCGCTGGTGGTGCTCCTGGAAGAGCAGCAGGAAGTCAAGGATGATGGCTATAAGACAGAGTTTGTGCCGCGCATTCGGGAAATGTATCTTGACTATCCCAGAGACAAAGAAGGCTTGCCCATCAGCGATACCATGATTTACAATGAGCGGATATGGGACAAGTCGCCTGGCCATTGGCAGATTATAGAAGCATATCAACCCACTGATGCAGCAGGTAGAAACTGGGAAGAGATCCCGTTTACTTTTATCGGCGCAGAAAATAATGATCCGGAACCGGATCATCCGCCCATGCTCGGTATTGTAGAACTAAATATCGGGCATTATCGAAATTCCGCCGATTATGAGGATAACGTGTTTTACTGCGGCCAGGCCCAGCCTTGGATGTCTGGGTTGACGCAGGATCATATAGATCTTCTAAAAGATAATAATCTATATGTCGGCAGTCGGAACCTGATCGGCGTGCCGGAAGGCGAGCAGTTCGGTTTCGCCCAGGCCCAGCCGAATGCTCAAGTCAAGGAGGCGATGCAGAACAAGGTTGATATGATGGTTAGCTTGGGCGCCCGCATGATGCAGCAGGGATCAGCGACAAAGACAGCGGCCCAGGTAGAGGGCGAGCGCGAGGCCCAAACCAGCGTGCTTGCTCTTGCCGCATCTAATGTATCTGAGGCTTACACTCAGGCTGTGGCGTGGGCCTGTCGGTATATGGGCGAATCGACGGAGGAGGTGGAATATACTTTGAACCAGGAATTTCTTGCGATTACAGCAGATCCGCAAACTGCGCAAGTTATGATGCAGGGATTCATGCAGGGAAGCGTGCCGTTGCCGGATTATGTTGCCTGGATGCGCCGGGCGGGGCTGTTTGACGAGGAGCGAGGGGTTGAAGATTATGCGGAACTGCTTGGGGGGAGCGTTGAGTGAAAATAAAAAAAATTAAAAAACTAAGGGTAAACAGCTTTGTTTTTGATATCAGCTATGCCGATAAGGGTTTGGGTGGAAGGTTTTCGTTCCCAGAGCGGAAACTTGAGCTTGGTATAAAAGGCGTCGACGATGAACATGCACTGATGATTTTAGCACATGAACTTATGGAAATATGTACTATCGAGATGAACTGTAGATTACATCGTCCTGATGTTGACAGCGATTATATTTTCGTTATGGACCACAGACAATTCGAGACGGCCTGCAACATGTTTAGCGGTCTTTTGTCGCAGTTTTTGGAGTAATAATGCCGAAAACACCGAAACAACTTATAGATCAGTCTACGCGGCATCAAGTTTACTTGGAAATGCTCAAAACAGGCGAATATAAAAAGCTGCGCGCCATCCTGGAAGATGTCGAGGACAATCTCGTTGGCCGCTTGGCGAAGCAGAACGTCACAGAGTGGTCCCGTGATCGCATGCAGAAGCAGCTTTATTCCCTGCGCTCCATGATGCGCCAACGGTTCGATGAAGATATGATCCCGGCGCTTAACAAGTCCATTCGCGAGCTTGCAAAATACGAAGCTGAGTTCGAATCCCGGAGCCTTGGCAAGGTGGTTGATTATAATTTTGAATTGCCGTCTGAAGACCAAATAATATCAGCCGTGCGGACAAGGCCGCTGTCAGTGCGCGGGCCGGACAATGGCAAGCTGCTGACTGCATTTATCAGAGACTGGACAGAAAGCCAGGTGACGCGGACAACAAACACCATCCGGGCCGGTTTTGTGGAGGGCCAAACAACGCCGCAGATTGTACGGCGGCTGCGTGACGAAGTCGGCCCGATCAACCGGCGGGGGTTGCAGGCGCTTACCCGGACAGCATTGCAGCATTGCGCTACGCAGGCAAGAGAGGAGGTATGGCGTCGGAATCAGGATATTGTTAAGCGGGTGCAATGGGTTTCTACGATAGATTCCAGAACAACCACTCAGTGTCAAGCCCTTGATTTGCAGGTGTTTAAACTTGATGAAGGCCCGAGACCCCCGATTCACGTGTCTTGTCGATCAACAGTAGTCGCAATGCTCGATGAGCGCTTCAGCCTGCTTGACGAAGGCGGCACCCGGCGCACAAGAGATCCGGTATCGGGCGACGTCGGCAGCACCAAGGCCAGCGAAACATATTATTCGTGGCTCCGGGATCAACCGAAATCGGTGCAAGATTCGATTATAGGCCCGACGCGCGGAAAGCTACTTCGTAAAGGCGGATTGTCCAGCCAGCGCTTCGCAGAATTGCAACTATCGAAGAATTACAAGCCGCTTACGCTCGATGAGATGAAAAAGCTGGAGCCGACAGCGTTTGAAAAAGCGGGGATTCAATAAACCAAAAACAGACAGCGAGGTGAAATTATGAAGATTTTTTTTGATTTTGAATTTACAGGGCTTCACCAAAACACAACTCCTATCAGCTTGGGTATGGTGAACGAAAAAGGCAGCACATTCTATGCTGAGTTTGGAGATTATGATTATCTACAGGTTAATGATTGGCTGCGGGAGAATGTGCTTTTAAATTTACGTTTTCATGGTGGTCTGGATGGAAGGAAAGGCTGGTGCAACACTTCTTTTCAAAGGGGTATCGCTGAAAGCTACGGGAATAAAGAACATATTGCCGATAGCGTTCACGAATGGCTGGCCATTTATGACCAGGTTGAAATGTGGTCTGACTGCCTCGCATATGACTGGGTGCTGTTTAACCAGCTTTGGGGGCACGCCTTCAATATCCCAAAAAATGTTTATTACATCCCGTTCGATATTTGCACGCTGTTTAAAATGAAAGGAATGGACCCTGATATCAACCGGGAAGAATTTGCCGGCATGAAAGACGATGCCGAGAAACACAACGCCCTTTGGGATGCCAAAGTTATTAAGGCGTGCTATGAAAAATTAATCACCAGGTAAGAAACCAAAAACAGACAGCGATGAGGTGAACAAATGGGCTTAAAGTACGAACTCGAAAAAATTGACGACCTTGACGAAGCAACTCAGCAGCTTTATGAGCAGGGCGACGACGGAAAGTATCGCCTGAAGGTGGAGGGAATTCCGGACCCTGATACTGAAAAGTTAAGGGAAGAAGTAGAGCGGTACAAGAAAAAGCACGCCGAAGCAGAGAAGCACCTGAAGGATCAGGAGAAGGCCGCTCGTGAAGCTGCGGAAAAGGCTGCAAAGAACTCCGGTGATCTGGAAGCGCTCGAAAAATCATGGCAGGAAAAGCTGGATAACTCGCTGGCCGAAAAGGATCAGGAGCTTACCAAGTACCAGCAAATGGTGTCCCAGATGACAGTGGGCAGCACTGCAACATCACTGGCAGCTGAGTTGTTCGGAGAAGATGCCGAAACGCTGAAATATCTGGTGGAAAAGCGCCTTTCCTATGAGGTAAAGGACGGCGAGCCACAGGTCCGGGTTCTGGATGAAAACGGGCAGCTGTCTGCCAAGACCATAGATGATCTCAAGGAAGAGTTCAAGAATTCCAAGCGCCTGGCGAAGTTCGTGGTCGGCAGCCGTGCTTCTGGACCGGGGTCTCCTGGCGGAAAACCTGGAAGTGGCACAAAGAAGTTCAACGAATACACGGGTGCTGAACTCAAGGCACTCAGGGCTGATAATCCACAGGAGTACGAAAAAATCAAAAAGGAATATTACGGCGAGTGATTTTTTGTTGACAAATGGT